GGCACCAAGACCGTCACCAGCGCAGACCTGCATTACCGTGTCAGTGCCAACAGCGGCACGGAGGACGACATTGCAGAAGTGGAGCAGCTGGCGCAGGCGTACTATGACGCTCTGGACGCGGAGGACAAGGCGAACACTGAGGAAATCACGCAGTAAGGAGGATATCATGGCAAGCACTACATACCGCCATCCCGGTGACGTCACCGGGATGTTCGCCACACAAGAGCAATTTCGGAACATCACGAAAATGGTCTGCGCACGTCTTCGTGGCTTCACGAAAACATACCAGTTTGCCGTGCTTGGCAATATGGTTCGCAACGCCGGGCAGCTGCCGCAGCCCTTCTGGCTCGGTGCTGCCTGTGGCGGCGGCTCGTGTAGTGCTGCCCGCTGCGCTGCAAGGACTTGACCGACAGAGGACGATCGCCGCCATCAAAAACGCACCGCTTGGGAGGGTAGACCGTAAGATAGCTCTTTTGCGGTACGTTGAGCGGCTTCCGCTGCCGGACATTGCAGCACAGACACATTACAGCCGGACGGCGGTAGGCTATCGGCTGAAAGGCATTGAAAAAATGCTGGATGTGTGATATAATATTTATACCGTCCGAAGTAGAGTACACACACTTCGGAGAAATGTGTACAGAGAGCCAGCGGAAGAACGTTTACCCGCTGGCTTTTCTTTTGGCACGAATTGTGGTATAATTATCTCAACAAATCCACCCGGCCTCTCGAAGAAGCACAACAGGGTGGATATTTGCCAGCTAGCCCAGTGCTTTATCTGGGAATGAAAAAAGCGGTTGCCAGATAGGCGCCGACCAGTCTCCCGCCCGCCTACTCGCAATGCGTACCATGCGGGAGATGCAAAGAATCCCCTGCTTTGCCTACAACGCACCCCGCGTGGCACGCAGGGCTTCGGCAAAGCAGGGGATTCTTTGTTTATATACAATTTTTCAAGCGCTCATACGGATTTTTCCGTGTGGGCGCTTTTCTTTTTTTGTCCTTCGTTGTGCGTTAGTTGTCCCTCACGGCGTGGCATTCTGGTACGATAACCGCAAAAGGAGGGGGCGCTCATGTGGCACAAGTTCAACCCCAACCCGCGCGGCAGCAGCGTCGGAGACTGTGCAGTGCGAGCCGTTGCAGCTGCCACCGGGCAAAGCTGGGAGCAGGCGTATGTAGGGCTTGCCATGATGGGCTACGCGTTGGGCGATATGCCAAGCGCCAATCGCACATGGGGCGCGTACCTCCAAAAGCGCGGATTCAAGCGCCGCCTTGTCGAGGCAGACTGCTCCACCTGCTACACCGTGGAGGATTTTGCAAGGGAGTACCCGCGCGGGATCTACGTTCTGGGTTGCTCCGGCCACGTTCTGGCTGTTATCAATGGCGAGTGGTTGGACAGCTGGGACAGCGGCGCAGAGTGCCCAATTTTTTACTGGTACAAGGAGGACTAAGCGATGCCATACATTCCATACGGATACCAGCCAGGCTATTATGGGCAGGCAATGCCGGATCAGCTTGCACAGCTGCGGCAGAACGCCTACCAGCAGCCCATGATGGGGCAAGCGGCGCAGCAAACGCAGGGCACGCCGTCCATCATCTGGGTGCAAGGAGAGGAGGGCGCAAAAGCATACATGGTTGCCGCAGGAAACAGCGTGCTTCTGATGGACAGCGAAAACAGCGCGTTTTACATCAAGAGCACCGATGCAAGCGGTATGCCGCTTCCCCTCCGGGTGTTTGACTACAAGGAGCGCACCACAGCCGCAAAAACGCCGCCACAAACGGCGCAGCAGCCCGGCGTGGAGTTTGTCACCCGGGCAGAGTTTGACGCGCTGGCAGCCCGCTGTGCGGCACTTGAGAAGCAAGAGCCTGCAAAACCTGAAACGGAGGTCAAATAAGTATGGCAAATCCTCTTTTTAATGCACTGGGCGGCGGTATGCCCGCCATGCCAAACCCTATGGGTCAGTTTGGCCAGATGATGCAGCAGTTCCAGCAGTTCCGCGCAAACTTTCAGGGCGATCCGAAAGCAGAGGTGCAAAAGCTGCTGCAATCCGGCAAAATGTCGCAAAATCAGCTAAACCAGCTGCAGGCGATGGCGCAGCAGTTTCAGCAGTTCCTTCCACATTAAACGTCTTTCCAGACAAAGCCTTTACAAGACTTAATCCTACCTTTTGCGCAGTTGATGATTGTACAAGGCTTACATCCGTAAGCTCTGGCAGCTTCGGAATACCCACTCCACACCTTCATAAAGTCACCAGATTTTGTGTATTGGGCAACCGGTTTGCTCAATGGGTTCAAAGACCCAGTTCTACCACGCATATTAGAATCGGCACGAAGCCCTGTTGCAATTGCATGTTGTGTATTCCCCTTGCGAGAAATCCATTCGAGATTTCCAACAAAGTTATTGCTCTTGTTTCCGTCAATATGATTTACACAAGGCAGATTTTCTGGATTTGGAAGAAATGCACTTGCAACAAGAACGTGAACGGACTTGTTTTTCTTTCCCGATTTATTGCAGAGCATTACCGTTTTGTATCCGCTTTTATGACTTTTGAGAACAAGATTCTTAGATTTTCCGGTGTGGTTATAATTCATGCTTTTTACGTTTCCACAATCGCTCACTTCATATAATCCTTCGTATTCAGGAACAGGTAACCAATTCTCCATAAAAACCTCCGTATAGCATGGTGGATTTATCTGTTTCTATTATACCACAAAAATACAATATCTGCGCAGATTTGTATAAAAAATTTTGAAAGGAGCTTACTATGAGCTTATCTACCGATTCTCCTATGATGACTATGCCGGTTCAGCCTGCAAATACCTGTTCTAATGGTGGTTTTGGCTGGGGTGACGGCGGCTTGCTCTGGATCATCATCTTGTTCCTGTTTGCCTTCTGCGGCGGCTGGGGCGGCAACTGGGGCGGCAATGGCAACACCGGTGCAGGTGTCGTTGACGGCTACGTCCTGACCTCCGATTTTGCCAACATCGAGCGCAAGATGGATGGTATCAACAACGGCATGTGTGATGGCTTCTACCGGCAGGCGCAGCTTGTCAACGGCGTGCAGCAGACCGTGAGCAACGGCTTTATGTCCGCAGAGATCAGCCGCGCAAACCAGCAGGCGGCGTTCATGCAGCAGCTGTTTGCCATGCAGATGCAGCAGCAGGATTGCTGCTGCGAGAACCGCTCTGCCATTCAGGGCGTCAACTACAATTTGGCCACCCAGTCCTGCGAGACCCGGAACACGGTGCAGAACACCACCCGGGACATCATCGACAACCAGAACCAGAACGCCCGCGCCATCCTTGACGCCCTGACCGCACAGCGCATCGAGGCAAAGGACGCAAAGATTGCTGAGCAGGGGCAGCAGCTGTTCGCAGCACAGCTTGCGGCATCTCAGGCAGCCCAGAACGAAACGCTCAAGGCCTACATGAGCGGTCAGCTGGCCTACTACAACCCCCGCCCTGTGCCCGCTTTCCCGGTACCCGCACCCTACCAGTACGGTAACTGCGGCACCGGTTGCGGCTGCAACGGTTGCGCCTAACCGAATAACGGCAACTGACTACAATTTGTAGCCTGTTCAGCCCCTGAGCTGATTTTGCAAACCAGAGCGCCGGGGCAGTAGTCCCGGCGTTTTCAGTGCTTTTCTTCAAGTTTCAGATACTGGGAAAGAGCTTTATCTACAATTTTGCTGATGGGAATATCGCTTTTTTGAGAATGTTCTTTCAATGCCTGCTCCACATCGGGACGCAGGGTGGTTGAAAATCTTACCCGGTTCTTCAAGTCGTTATTTTTCATAATGCACCCCCTAAAGTTTAATTAAGTTTAACACAATTTTGCATTGAAATCAAGCCGTGAATATGCTATAATTTAATTAAACTTAATTAAGATAAAAAGGAGCTTGTATTATGTCAAAGTTGTTTGATTTAACTGGAATGAGATTTGGAAGACTGGTCGTGCTCCATAGGGATTTTGAATGTAAAAAAGATGAAACCAGGTGGATTTGTAAGTGCGACTGTGGCACGGTCAAATCCATAAATGGTATCAGTCTAAAAACAGGAAGAACCCAATCGTGTGGATGCTTACAAGCAGAACTTGTTTCTAAACGGTGTCGGATATACGAAGATTCGGACAAAAGGCTTCATTCGATATGGCGCGGAATGAAAGAACGCTGCTTCCGAAAAGAAAGCATCGGTTATCCTTTTTACGGTGGACGTGGCATAACGGTATGCAAAGAATGGGCAAAATCTTTTATAGCGTTTCGTGAATGGGCGCTAAAAAATGGATATGCTGAAAATCTTTCGATTGACAGAATAGACAGTAATGGAAACTATTGCCCTGAGAATTGCCGCTGGGTTACTGCAAAGCAGCAAAGCAACAATACAAGACGGAATGTTTTTATCACATACAAAGGAAAAACAAAGACCGTTTCTGAATGGGCTGAAATCACTGGGATAAAAAAGGAAACGCTTGCAGACAGAAAACGCCGTGGGTGGTCAGATTCTGATTGCATTGAAATTCCAGTGGTAAAAGGAAATAATCAAAAGACCAAACATAACAACTAAAATTCAGAAAGGAGTTTGGATATGGCTGAATTTACATCAAGCGCAATTCAGACTGTGGCAGCAGGAGGGAATCTTCCTTTAACTGAGACGTCTGTAAAAGGTTCTTCCTGTGTTGTTCATAGAGAGGGCGCAGGAGTTGTAACATTAAGAGGATTGACCAATGGGCAGTGCTTTGCGCGCTTCAAAGTAAGCTTTGGCGGCAACATCGCCATCCCTACCGGCGGCACTGTGGGCGCTATCTCCGTGGCGCTGGCTGTCGGCGGCGAGGCTCTCAACAGCGCAACCGCAATTGTCACCCCGGCGGCAGTGGATCAGTACAGCAACGTCTTTACGGCGGTGTTCGTTGAAGTCCCCCGCGGCTGCTGCGTTACTGTGGCGCTGAAAAACACTAGCACGCAGGCAATCAGCATTGCAAACAGCAATCTGATCGTTGAGCGCGTTGCATAAGGAAAGGAGTATAGCATGAGTAAGAATCTCTATGATCTGCGTGAAATGCTCTGCGAGGAGCTGGACGAGTACAACCGCGATGCCAAGAACGGCCTGAACGATCGCGTTCTGGATACCGTACATAAGCTGACCGACACCATCAAAAATATCGACAAGATCATGATGCTGGAGGACGGCGATTATAGCCGTTCTGGTGAGTGGGAAGCTGATATGCGCGGCAACTACGGACGTACCGAAAACTATAACCGGGGCAACAGCTACGCAAACCGTGGGCGGCACTATGTGCGCGGTCACTACTCGCGCGGCGATGGCCGGGAGCGAATGATTTCTGACATCGAGAACATGATGCAGGACGCGACCGGCGCCGAGCGTGACGCATACAAGCGCGCTCTGGACATCCTGAACAATATGTGATAAGGGGGGCGGCAGGCATGGACATTGACGAGATCAACACCCATATTCACAAGCTGAAATGCGGTTCGACGGACTGGCAGAGCGTGGAGAAGCTTGCTGCCCTCTGCACTGTGCGGGACGAGCTGGAAGAAGCACACGCACCTGAAACGCAGACCCAGGCATTGCCGCCCGTGACTTATGCGGCGGCGTACTCCACAGCAGCGGAACCACAAAGCGACTTTGTGGCGGCTGCCAGCTCTGTTCCTTTCGGCGGTCTGATGCAGGTGCTCGACAGACACATGAACGCAATAAAGCTGGTGTACCCGAAAGAGTATGAGCTAGTAATGCGGAAGATTGTCTCTTTGTCTGAGTAACGATGCCCAATAGGCTGAAGGCACAGGGAAAGTAAGTCGCCCAGCCAAAAAAAGCCATACATAGCAGCAGCCCCGGGGATCCTGACGGTTCCTCAGGGCTGTTTTTGCGTTTATAAAGCTGTTTTTCAGCGGTGTGTTACCAAAAATGTTACCATGATAAAGAAAAGGACGCCAATTCTCAACGAAATGACGTCCCTTTTGCATGGTGGAGGCGATGGGAGTCGAACAATTAAAAATGATGGATTGCCGTCAAAAATGAATATTAGATGCACGATATAGTGAAGGAATAATACTGCTTTGTTGGGTTATGCCCAATTCGCTTTTTGACATTTAGGAAAAATAGTGTTACCAAATGTGTTACCAGAATCACCCTTGAGCCTTCCTGAATGCAGCGGTCGTTGCAGCCGCCAAATCTTCACGCTGGCCGTCCATCTCGTGGCGGTAAACCCCTGCGGTGTCCATGTTCTTGCTGTGACCAACCAGCATTTTTAGCTGGCTGTCAGTCAGGACGCTTGATTCAACGCTGACAAAGGTGTGCCGCAGCTCGTAAAGTGAGACTTTCGGCTCAAGCCCGTTTGCTTCCTGATACGATTCCCAGCGGCGATAGAGCGTATGCTCTGACGGAATCTGAAACAGCGGCGTATTGTATTGTAGCAGTATGCCTTGGGCCTTTAGGAGCTGTACCTGCGCCTCATAGGCATCCCGTGCTTCCTTGCCCATGTCAAAAGAGCGGATGGCATTTTCATTTTTTCCGGTGGTCTGCTCCCGGTGCACGTTGATGCTGCGCCGAAGGTTGACCGTGTTCCCCTTGATGTCACCATACCAGAGACCAATCAGCTCCCCGGGGCGCAGGCCGGTCGCAACTGCAAAGCGGTAGGCGTAGATATATTCATCAAATACCAGCTTTCCATAGTAGGTGCGGGTGTCTACGCTAAACAGAACTTTCAGGGCGGTGGGCTGCAAGATCGTGCGTTTCCCCATCCTGGCATTCTTCGGGATAGACAGGTCGGGGTGGAGCGTCGTGTACTTGTTCCTTCGGCACCACTTGACAAAGGCGGTTTCCGCAGCCCGGATCGTCATAAGCGTCTTTCGGCTCAACGGCTGGTTTGAGATGGGCTTGCGCTGGTTCTTTTTCTGTGAGCGCTTCCGAAACGAAACGTCGATTGCCTTTTGAAGATCGCCCTCGGTTAACTCGTCAATGCGGATATTTCCACAGGTCGGCAGGATGTAGCAGTCTCCGTAACGCTGGCATTGTGTCACATAGGACGTCCCGCAAGTCAGCTTCAGCTCTTCCACCCACTCTGCGTAAAGGACGCTGACCTTCTTTTTTCCGTCTCTGATGCTATCATCAAGCCATGCATCCGCTTTTGCGTTTGCTTCCCGTTGTCCTGTCCGGCCCGGCGTGCTGCTATAAAACCGTTTGCGGGTGCCGTTCTTCTGAACTGCGATGCACCAGCGCTTTTCCTTTTCCACCCAAAATGCCGTGTTGACCCGTTTTTTCATAAAATCCACCTCCATACACAAGGGTACACTGTTCCGCTGCCCTTTGGCCTGCGGCGCTTTTTTATTTGCTGCGGGGCGGATTCCGGCTGCTTCTCCCCTCCCCACGGACAAAAAGAAGCACCGCCCGGGATCTCTCGCTTGCATCTGATGCAGTTCATTCTTTCCGCCCTCTCTTTGTTGTGTAGGATGTTTCCCCTCGTCTGGACGCTTCCTTGCCAGACTTGTACGCAGTAGTCAGCAGTTCCACCGGCGGGTGCACATCATCCGGCACGGGGTCTGTGTGGGTGGCAACAGCGCAGTTGTAGTTATCCAGCACCTGACCACAAACAGAAACCTTATTCTGCAGCGGCGTGTGCAGGTTCGCGCAGATCTCGGCAATCACCGCCGGGGGATAGCTGCCATGCTTGCCCAGCACGATGAACAGGATCATCTCTTTGACGATCCGGGAAGAATTGTCCAAAAAGTTCGCAATGGCTTCATCCAGTTCCTCGTCCGTCATGTCGGTGACCTGCAGCCGGTACAGTTCCGGGTGTAGCATCTCCTGCATTGCCGCAAGCGGTGACGCCCCGCAAGCAGTAAACCAATCCATGATCTCGTCACCGTCCGGGCTGGACTGCCCTTTCTCCCAGTTCTGCACGGTGCGCTCGTTCTTCTCGATCATGCACGCCATCTCGCGCTGGCTCAAGCCCGCTTGCACACGCGCCTTTGCAAGCGCAGCACCAATTTTTACAGCCGTAAAATAACTCATACACACCCTTCCCCCTCAAATATAATGCGTGAAAAAAACAAAAAATGGCGCAGAAAAAATCTGCGCCATTCGACAAAATTTTCTCTGATTTCATTTTCCACTGGCGCATGGTAGAATTTGGTACATAAGTTGACACAATTACCAAAAATCAGGAGGAAAACAAAATGAAAAACGGTAAAACAAGCAACCTCGACCCGGAAATGACCATCATTGACGGAATGCCCGCCAGCGTGCTTACCGGAACAGCCAAAACCCCGCAACCTTGGGAGGATTGAGCCATGACCAACAAAAAGACAGCCTGTTTCTGCAGCCACATCCGCGCTGCGCTTGCCTGCTACGTTGATATGACCCCGGAGCAGCAAGCCCTTGCCACCATGTACGCCAACCGCAAGATCACCGGCCTGCACACCCTGCGCGCCGCAGCGGTAAGCCCCGGCGGGGAGTGCGCCGCCCAGTTGTTGCAAAAAATGCAGCAGCTGGACACCGGCGACCAGTAACAACGCGCATATTTTGCGCGAAGTCAGCGTAAACCGCGCGTTTTTCGCTTAAAAGTGCGCGTAAATCGCGCGATTCAGCGCAAATGTCAAATTTTCAGCGCGTTTTTTCGCCATTAAAATCGATTGACGCTTACGCCAAACTGTTGTAAAATGCAGTTGTAAACAAGTTTACTTAGCTTTACGCCCTTCTGCCTTACCGCTCGAGATGTAGTGCTCATAGTATTTCGCGTTATCGTCACCAAAGGAAGCAACCAAATCCGCATTATTAGACTTGTAAGCAGAAAGATTAAATTCTGCGCTACCCTGACGACCTTCCTTCATTCCACTATTTACAAAATGCTCAAGATATTTCCACTCGTTTTCTCCAAACAAAGCGGACAGATCAGGATTGTTTGCTTTGTAGTATTCAAAGTTATAAACAGGGCTGTACTTCTTGAGCATAGCAAAATAAGGGATATAGTCAGGCTCTTTTCTGTAATTTTCAGAATACAAAGACTTTTGAGAAATGGTTTCTTTAGTTCCGTCCATGTACTCTACAACAGCTTGAGTTACTGCAATTGTCTCAACGGTTCCGTTGTACCACAAGCAATCCCATGTAACAGCTGTATCGTACACGGCATTCTGGATTTCAGATTCAGACAGATATGTTAACGGATCTCCATATTTTAAGCCATCGCTGTAAAAAGCGTTCCAATAGTACGGATTTCCATACTTGTCAAGAAGAATTTTGTTATTATGCCGCTCTCCAATGTATGCAAAATAATCAGTTGAAAGTTGAGTTTGTTGTGCAAACGGTGTTCCTCTCTGTGTAAAATTATCGAATGTTCCAATCGTGCTGGAAGCATCAAATTTTGTCGGATAAATCGGACCCACAACGCGCGCTTTCACAGAAGAGTACCCGCGAATGGTACAAGCCACATTGTCACCAACGGCATTTATAGGGACAAGTGTAAAAGTAACATATTTTATTGTTTTGCTAGAATTGTTACGAAAGCACACGGTAGGAGTGACGCCATTTGCAGAGTTTACGGAAAAATAAACATCCATAAGTTCCACAGACGGTTTTGCCGCAAACGCTGGCATTGAAAAGATCATCAACGTGCATAGCGTAAAGGCAATTGCAAGCAATTTCTTTTTCATGATAACCACCTCATAAACAAAAATAGGCAGCCAAACAGCTGCCGGAAACCTTAAATTATCAATGATCTAGCCAAAGGGGGAAAATAAAGTGCAAGATACTAGCACAAAATTGATGAAATCAACACCGGAATGTGTTATACTTGAGAAAATCAAGCTTGCACTTTCCCTTGGTATCGACGTGGACAAACTTTTAAAGGAGGCAATGCAAAATGTCTGATAACACATTTCTTCTTTTCATTATCGCCGTACTGGTTGCAGCAATCTTTTTCGTTCTCACATACGATATTTTTGACTTGGGAGATGTTTCGCTTTTTCACAAAAAAACAAAATATCACACAATTCCAGCGGAATGCTTTCCTAAAAAGGTCACGCTGGGCGACCTCTGCGAACTTTGCCCTGAAACTATTTTCAGAGCACCAGATGACGGTTATGGGACGATTGTTATCGACCCTCAAAAAATAGACGATGAAAAGATGAAAGTTTACAAAACGCTTGCTGTCTACAATCTGGACACTCAGAATCAAACACTAGAAGTTTCTGACCCATCGCTCTTATGACCGATAAACCACGTTACCAGCGAGCCTACAACTGCTCCAAGTAAAGCAATAAAGGCATTTTGCATAAACTGGTTTCTTGTGATCGTCTTTTTGCTCTGCTTATCAATAAAATAAGTTTTACCTTGAGGGGTCAACCGTATCGGACATTCCGAACGGCTGACCTCTTTGTATTTGCTGCCAACAACCACAAGGCCTTTTGCTTCCAAGATGTTTACTATATTATCAGGATCCTTTATTAACCCCCGGTGCAATCCAGAAATGGTTACATAACTGGATTCTGGATGCGTTTCGTAAAAATCACACAGAACGTGCATAACCGCATCAAGTTGCTTTTCACTGACCATTCTTTTTCTCCTGTGCAGCTATAGCAGCATCCAGCATACTCTCAAACATGGCCTGTGTTGCCGGGTCAAGCATATTATACTTATCTAATATAGCCTTCCCGTACGATTCACGCTCGGCATCCTCCGGGGTGCTGGGCTTTTCTTTTTGCTCTTCGCCGGTAAGTTCGGAAACCGGAACGCCTAGAGCCTGCGCAACAGGTTCTAGCATTTTTTCCGGTATGTCTCTATTGTTTGCTAGAATTTCCGCTAGATACCCACGGCTTTTCCCAATCTGAGTGCAGACAAATGCAAAACTCACGCCTTTGCTTTTAGCGATTTGTTTAGCTCTTTCTACATTTCGCATAGGAAACACCTCTCATTTTTGTGCACCTAACCAAAACGTTAGAAAATGCCGATTTCCTATTGAAACCTAACGAATTGTCTAGT